TCTATCTTTTTTTGGACTTTCAAAATTTGAAGCTGGTATATTTCCCTGGTAGCTCATTTCTCTCCTTATGTGCTTATGCTATCTACATAGCTTACTAAAACATCTATTGCTGTTGCTGTATCTGCGTATGCCTTCAAAACATCTGAATTTTGAATAACAATTTTAGAGCCAGAGTCGATCAGTTCTAAACTTCCTCCACTTGGGATTGGCGCTGTTTTAATTACGTTATAATCTGTTCCACCACTTGATATTATTACAGTTACATTAGCTGAGTTTGTTGTTTTGTTTACACATCGAATAGAGATCAAAGCATCATCAGAGTTACTTGTAACCAATGTTGTTGGCGAACCAGATGAGTTTGATATAGAAGATGCGTAAGATCGTTCAAAATCTTGGGCCATTAGTTTTTCTCCTTAAGCTATAATGCGATTGACATTGCAACTGCAAACCCTGCACCTGCTTTGTTATCTATTTGCGTTTGAATGTCGCTTGACACGTTTGCCAAGTAACCAAATTCTGTATTGGAGACTGACGTATCAGCTCCTATTTTTGTTGCAGCTATTCTGTTTACATCAATCGTAACAGTACCACTTGAAGTAATTGGATTTGTTCCACCAATAGTAAATTCTGATGCAGATTGACCGAGAGTCACGGCTGTCACTGTTCCAGTATTGCTAGGAGTCACCTGGGTGTAAACAATATTAGTAGAACCTATTGAGCCTGAATTATCAGTTGTGCAAAGAAAAATTTTATCATTATTAGTAGACCCTTGATTGACAACAATCATACCTCCACTAAGTTCATCTAAAGTATCGTGTTCTGGGTCTCTTGATGCTGCACCTGCTGAACTTGCAACAGCTAAATATAAACCATTTTCAGTAGCAGTTGATTGATCTTTCAATAAAACTCGCATACCTTCTGTCAGGGTTACACCATCAATGCTATCTCCTGCTTCGAGAGCATTAGAAATATTTACATTGGCAGTTGAAGCACAATCAGCAACAGTTCTATTACGAAGACCTGCTATTGCATTATCAACATACTGTTTATTTGAAACATCTAAATTATTTGAAGGATTTGAAATACCTGTAATTGAACCACCTGTTACTGCAACATTATTAGATGCTTGGGTTGAAATTGTTCCAAGACCTAAATTTGTTCTTGCAGTTGAAGCTGCGGCAACATCAGATAAGTTATTACTAGCAGTTAATTTTCCAGTTAATTGTGTTTGTGCATTTGAAGATAAAGAATTAATATATTGGAATTCTGTGTTTGATACTGAACCATCAGCAATTTTAGCAGCATCTACTCCACTAGCAACTTGTGCATTAGAAATAGTTCCTGTTAAAGAAGATGTTGGGTAAGAAGTTGCATCAGATAAATCAAAAGCAGGAGTTGTGTCAGAAGCTCCAAGAGAAACTGATACTCCACCAAAATTTACTGAACTATTAGATAAAGCACTATTACCAATATTAGAAAGGGTATTGTTTGAAGCATCTATTGTTTTGTTTGTTAATGTTTGCGTTCCTGTTTTAGTGACAACAGTAGAGTCAATAGCATAAGTAACAGTAGTGCCAGTAGCAGAAGTATCAATACCTGTGCCACCAGTTAATGTTAAACTTTCACTATCAAGATCAATGTCAATATTACCAGAGTCAGTTGTTATGTCTAAATCTTGCGCTGTAACTTGTGAATCAACATATGCCTTTATACTTTCTGAAGAAGCAACTTTCGAAGAACTTGCAGAAGAAAAATTATCATCATCTTGAAAAGCTGTACCACTAACCCCTGTGTTTAAAACAGGAGAAGTTAAAGTTTTATTTGTTAGAGTTTCTGAACCTGCTAATGTTGCAAAATCATTATCAGTTAAAGCAGTATTAAATTGAGCTGTAGTTCCTGTTACTGTATTACTTCCTAAAGCAACAGATTTATTTGTTAAAGTTTGTGTTCCACTATCAGAATATGCTTTTACTGATTGTTGCGAAGGAGGAAGAGTGGCAGAGTTAGTACCCATAGCATCTTCATCAATCACACTTACACTAGGATTAGCATAAGGAGAACCTACATAAACATCAACTGTTGAGTCTGAAGAGTGTAAGCTTCCACTATCAAGGGTAAAAGTAAGAGTAGTATTAGGAGCAGAATAAGCGCTTGTAGCAATTTTACCATAAATTGTTCCTGTGTTAGAACCTATAATTTTAACTCTTCGGTATTGATGATAGCTTGTAGTAATATCTGATGCGATTGTAACTGACGTACCTGAAGCTCTCGTAAATGTTGTTGTTCCATCGCCATCGCCTAGTAAGAACCATTCTTTATCGTTCCATACATTACGAACTTGTGCCATCATTTCTCTAGCAGAGTTGTTAACCCCACTTGGTGGCATACCTTCTGGCCAACCATTCGGACTAGCCGAATTGTTACTGGCTGCTGTTGTACTCCATGTGTTTACTTTACTCATTTACTTCTTCCTTTGCTTTTTCAATAGTGTCTTTTAAATTAGTAATAAGAACATTTCTTTCAATCATCATATCTTCTCTTAACCATGATTTTAATGCTCCTATATCGTTAAATATTCCCTTCTCTATTAATGATGGAATAAAATTTCTTTTCTTTGACTTTGCTCTGTTTTCAGCAAACTCTTGTAAAGGTTTTAATTCTGTTTGATCTAAAACGTATTTTGTTGCTCCATTAATATTTTGAAGTGTTTCTTTTAATTTATTAGCTCCTGTACGAAGTTTCATAACTTTGTCTTCAATGTATTCTTTTGCTTTGTCTGATTGATTAGTTTTTGTTAAATAATTTGCAGCAGCTACTACTTCTGATACTTCTTTAAATAATTCAAAAAGTTCATTTCCATATTTAGTTCCTGTAACTATTTTTTTTCTAAATCGTCTAACACCAGGATAATCTTCAAATGCTAAATCAGGCATATCATCAAAGAAAGCATAATCACTAGCCATTAAAAAATAATTTCCTATGGTACTTGTATAACCACGAAAAAGAGCTTCAATTTGTGGAGCTGATAATTTTAGTTGTTCAGGAACGTAATCACTTTTATAATATTTGCGTCCTAAAAATTCTGTTAATGCCTTTATTGTTTTGCTTGTATAAGGACCACCTCTCATTTCTTTAGGTAAAGATAAATCAGACATAGACTCAATAGGTCTTTGCATAAATTTTAATTTATTTGCTTGAACTTCTAAAGGAGGATTAACTATAAATGGAGTTATTTGTAATTTAAAAGTTTCAAATATTATTCTTTTAGCATCAAGAGCTGTTTCAAAATTATTACTTTCTTGAAAATTAACCCAAGCTCTTTCAGCAATAGACATAATTGCCCCTGGTTCCCATAGTTTAGGCAATCTCCAATGTTCATACATTGGTTTGTCATACATTTTAGTTTGTTCATTATATCCGTACACTTCTTCTAAAGTTGAAGGTACTCGTCCATTTTCTAAAACAAATTGTTTTAAATCTTCTGTAGGTAAAAAGAAATGCCAATGTGCATCTCTATCCCAATCTTCCATTTCTATATATAAAGGATTAGTTCTATTTATTTCTGCTAAAAGAACAGAAAAACCTGCACCTGCTCCTAGTTTAGCTGCAACTTGTCCTCTGTTAGAGTCTTTTACAAAACCTCGATATACTCTATCTCCACCAAGAACAGCAGGTCTAACAAACAATCCTGTTTCCATCCAAATTTGCGCTAATCTACCATAAAATTTGTCGTAAGCACCTCTCATTGAAAAGTCTGTAGAAATTTCTCTACTTTCAAAAACAGATTTAGATACTGTTTTACCTTTCTTTTGAGCTTTAGAAAACTCTCCCACTCTTGACGCATTTTCAATTAAAGAACCTAATGCTTCAAACCATTCGCCTAATTTTAAAGGAGACGTTATAACTTTTTTAAAATTAATTCCTTTATCTGTATAAAATGTTTCTAGTCGTCCTCTAAATAATCCTTGTGTATCAAAAAAACTAGATAACGAACCACCATTTGCAACCCAATCTCTGTAATTTTTATCTTTAAATATTTGTGATTTTAAACCTTTTGCTGCATCAACAAATGGTATGTACCCATTTTTAGATAACATGCCTGACATTAAAGTATCACGAACAAAGTTAGCTTGAATAAAATCTACAGCTAATGTTATAAAACTTCTTCCTATTCTAGTAGGAACAGATAAATATCCTATTACAGTATCAAACAAAGAATTTTTTGTATTTAATGATTCTAATGCTCTAAATAATAAAGGGTCTGCAACTCGGTAATATTCTATCTTGCCTTTTTTTAATACAGCCAATGTGTTTGGTTCTTTTGGTTTTAAACCATGAACCATAGCTTTAGTAAAATCGCCCATCATATCAAAGGCAATATCGATCATTAAATCTATATCTTTAGGTAATAATCCTTTAGACACATCTAATACATTTTCTTTAAACGTATCTCGTATTTCTTTTGTACTTACACTTACTTCTTGTTTTCTTTTTTTCTCTTTAATAGCTTCTATAAATCTTCCACTATCTTTTGTTTGTTCTGCTTTTTTAATTACATCAAGTTTTAATTGATTGTTTATTGACTCTTGAAGAATAGTACGAGCATTTTTAATAATGTTATCTAAAGGGTGTCCTATGTTTCTTTCACTACCTCTAATCATTTTTATAGTAAAAACATCTGATGCTTGTTTAGGACCTTTTGATGTTTGATTAACTCTGTTAAAAGGAACGTAATCTACATTTCTCCATTTATTAACTTGCTCTCTTGTAAACAATTCACTTTTAATTCCTATTTCAACAATGGTATTCCACCACTCTTGATATTCTTTAAATAATTTTTTGTATTGTGGATATTTTTTCTCTAATCCAACAAGAGCTTGAATTTCTGCTGCTGTAAAACCTGTTTTAACTTTAAAATTTTCAAATAAATATTTTGCTCTTCTTCCTGCTGCATAATCCCAAAAAGGAGAATCTTTTCCACCAACAGCATTTATAATTTTTTGAAACTTAATACCATTTGTGTCTATTTCAAAGATACGTTCTCCGTTTCTTTCAACAATTCTTAGAGCACCTTGTTTAATACTTTGACGTAATGCTTCACTCATGCCTTTAGCATTTCTTGCGTTCATATAGATTACAGGCTGTGTATCTATACCCTTTTCATAACGTCTTACACCTTCAAGAACATCTATTAATTCTACTCGAAGTTGTTGAGCTTTTGTTCCTACACCTTCATTAATAAAAGCTTCTGCGCCTATTTTTGATTTTGCTCTATCTAAAGCACTTTGTTTATACCAATTAGAAAAATTAGTTTGTGCTTTTAAAACAGCAGGTCCAATGTCTTTCATTTTACCTTTGCTATCAATAAGCTTGTTAGTTCTAACTTGCGTATCAAACCATTCAAAAAATTTAGGAGCTGCTTCTTTAGCATACACAGGGTCCGTCATATAAAAACGAACAAACTCTGCAAAACCTTCGTGAAGTTTTGTAACATCATACGATACTTGTATGATCTCATTAGCCATTTCTTTTTCTGAATATTTCTTTTTAATTTCAGGAATACGACTATCAAGATAATGGGCTACTTCGTGAGCTGCTACTTCTAATTGATTACGATTTTTTAATCGTATAGCTCCACCACCCCCAGGTTTATCTAAGCCAAGAAAGTTACGATGATAACCAAGAGTTCCCCCTTTCATGTTACCACCTATTTCTATTGGTAAATCTAAATCTTTTAAAAATTGTTGAAGAATAACGTCTCGTCTAATTAAATCTTTTGGAGCATCAGGAGTAGCTTCCATTCTTTCTTCTATTTTTGAAACATTTCTATGTTTAGGACCTGAAACCATAGTATCTACAGTTTCCGATTTAGATACAGCTTCTACTATATCGTCTCTAACTTCAAATTTTGGTTTACCTTCTGCAAGATTTTTTTCTTGCATTTTAATGTATGGTTCTTTTTTAGGTTCCCACGTTTCTTTAATAATTGTTTCTATTTTTTCTAATGCAGGTTTTCTTATAGAAGCATCAATTTCTTTAGGAACAATAGACTCTGCTATTTCTTTTGCATTTTTATCAATATTTTTTTGAAAATCTTTAACAAATTCATTTACTTTTTGTTTTGCTACATCTTTTGGCATAGCTTTAATAACATTCATGCCACCACCACCTGACATTTTATTAATCATGTAATGATGAAAAAAACCTTCTATACCTTCTTTAATATCATCTTCGCCTACATTTTTTTTAAAGACATCGCCTATAGCTTCTCTTGCACCAGGTATTTCTCCTATTGCATTATCAATAGCTTCTGCTCCTGTGCCAACTCCTGCTGAAAAAACAGCAAATGGAAGTCGCATTACAGCAAAATCTCCTACATCATAAATTGTTGCTGCTAATTGTTTATTAAAAGTTTTAGCAATGTTTGTAGGTGTAAGTGAATTATCTGTATTAAAACCAAAAAATTCTAATTCTGCTTCAGAACCAGAAACATAGGCTTCATTTGGAACTCCTATGTCTCCTTCAAATGCTTCAGTAAATCTTTCATATCCTGCTTTCACAGGTTCTACTGTTAATGATTTAACAACATCAAACACTTCTTCATACAAAGGTTTTTTTGGTTCAGGTAAAATAAAAGCAGGTTTGTCAGCTACTTTAAAACCCTCTTCCTTCATCATGTCGTCCATCCAATTTTTAGGGGGCATGACAGGTTTAGGTTTAGGTAAAACAAAATCAGATTTTGCTTTTGGTTCAGGCAATATAAATTCTGCCATTACTTTGCCTGTATAATTTTAGACTCAATTAATTGTTTAATAATTTCTTCTCTTGGCAAATCATTAAGTTCTGATGCTGAAGCAATAAGTTCTTCTACTGTCATGTTTCCATATTCAGTATTAACAATCTCATACGTTACATCTACATTTACATCTTCTTGAGATAAATCAACTCCTGCAAATGCTGTCATGTATTTATCTCTATTTGGATCTCCTCCACTTTTCATATTCATAGCATTAGATATTATTTTTTTCAATTCAGGAACATAATTTGGATTGTCATTAAAACCATCTGCTGCTGTTTTGTTTAAAGAGTCAGAATAAAATTGTAACATTGTTGCATTTTCATTACCTTTTATTTTTTTAAACTTTTCAAATTCTCTATCTATAAATTTTCTATCTTCATCTATTTTTGCATTTTTTATACCTTGTGTGCCTTCTCCTTTTGGTTCACTAAAACTTAATTTGTTATTTTTATCTATTGTAACAACTGTACCTTCTCTATACAAATTACTATTAAATCCAGGTTTTATTTTTTGTAATGCTTCTTCATCTTTTTCATTACCAATTATAAATGATTCTGAAGTTTTACCTTTTGATACTGTTTCAAATTCTACTTGTTCGTTTAATGGTTTAGCATCATCAAATAATGCAGGTGCTTTTATTGCAATTAAACTTCCGTCTGCTGTTTTTTGAAAACTTACATTAGGAGAAGTCATTTTTTTGTATTGAAAATCTGCTACTTGATCTTGAAGATAATTTCTTTTACCTAGTCTAGCTCCTCTTGAAATACTACCAGCTAATTCTCCCATAGTTGGTGCAATAGGTTGTTTTCCTGCCATTCCAGCTATTTGTTCTAAAATTCCTCTTCTTTGTGCAGATACCATTGGGTCTGAACTCATTAATGCATCTAAAATACCCATTACATTAACATTCCTAATAATCCACCACCAAGAGCAAATGCAGGATTAGTCATATTTAACATACTTCCTATTTCTGCTCCTGCTAAACCACCTGATAACATTCCTGCTGCCAAGTTACGTTGTAGTGGTTGCATGTTTGTTGTTGTTTGTCCGTATGAACCACCAGTAGCGGCTTGATAATTTCTTAACTTTTCATATGGAAGAGCTTGTTGATATTGATACCTATTCATTGCATCTGCTAAAGCAGCTTCTTGTAAACCTTCACGTTCAGCTCCGATTTGTCTTAATCGTGTAATATCATCATAATCTGTTTGTGCCATTTGTGGAGCTGTCATTAATGCGTTTTGCATATTTTGACGTTCCATCTGATAATTAGGCGCATACACTCTTGTTGCTAAATCGCCTAAAGAGTCTGCTAATACTGCTTGATTAGCTGCACTACCTAAACGTCCTGCACGACTAAATTGTGATTGAACACCTGATGTTACGTCTCCTGCCATTTGGTTAAATAAATTTTGTATATAAGGATTAGTTGTTGGATTAAGATATTGACCTTGTGCTTGTTTTAATAATTCACTTTGCGATTGTTGAACTAAAGGCGAACCTGCTGTTGCTCTTTGTTCTGCTAAATTTAAAGCTGTTGTAGTTTGTGGAGAAAAATCAACGTAAGTTTGACCAGGATAATAATTTGGTCCTGGTGCGTTATATAATGCTTCTGCTCTTTGAAATCCACTTTGTAGATAGGGAGCTTGTGTTTCCCAAGGTTCTACATTTTGAACTGATCTAGCTTCTCCTGCTCCTTTACTCATTTTTAAGTTCCTTCATTAAAATTATATGTTTTTGTTTGTAATCTTTTAACCATTTGACCCAACCTTTGCGTCCTACCAACTCAATACGTTGGCATTTGTTTTTAATTGACCATAATTCAATCTGTTCTTTCATAAGATTAAACCATGATTTCATATTGTTTCCTCCTGCCAAAAAATATCGGCAAGAACGAAATTGTGGGTACTGTATTATTTCAGTAATAATAGCAGCTTCCACATTTTTATTTTTCACATTCCACGAAATCCATAACTGCATTTTTTGATTAATTATGCTGTCAAAAATATCTTTAGATTTGTAAGCATAACCATCAATTTCTAATGGCTTATCAAGAAGGGGTTCAACTTGTTTCCAAATTAAACCCACATCTTGGGGAGGAACGTAACTTATTTGACTATCCGAATACTGCGTAACCGAATGTTTGATCTGTGTTTCCTGAACTGGCATGTGTTAATGTTGCTGAACCATCTGCTCTTGCTGACACATACAAATTTGCATTTGCTGTCAAAGCATTAGCAGTAGTTGGCATAAAAAAAATTATACTGTTAGCTCCTATACGAGCATCAGTAAGGGTTGATGTTGTTGCACTTGCAGTTAAGGTAATACTTCCTGTGCTATTAACTTTACCATCTATAGTATTGTTTAAAGCACCAGAAACTAAACGTAAATGTTGTCCGTGATCTGGCATAGACAAAGGAACTTTAAGATATTGATTTGACATTATCTTTTTCCTTCTGGTCTAGCTTCTATTTCTACTCCTGACATTGTTGTAAAATTTCCTGTTACATTTACACGAACACGATGATAACGTGTTGTACTTCGCATAGGACATGAACCATTACTTTGTGTTGCAACTGCTGTTCCTTCGGAAATTGTATCTAATTGTGAAGCTCTTTTTAAAGGTGTTACTGTTACTGAAGTTCCACCAACTCCATCAACAATAGGTATAACGTTTATTAAAGTAGAACGTCTTCCTTTAGCTCCTTCAAATTCTGTTGTATCTACTGTGGCTGTTAAACTTGTTGCAATAAATTTTCCAAATTTTTTATCGCCACTAAATCCTGCAAGACCAACTATACCTTCTCCATAATAATATGAATCTAGCGATTTAGGTAATGTATCTAATGTTCCAAGTTTATCTAAATCTTCTAATGAAGAAAATGCTTCTTGTGATGCACTTGCTAAATATTGAAGTGATAAATCTGAACCTGTACTCCATCTATCAACGGAATAATTATAAATTAATAGTTTGTTATTTATTTCTCCACTAGAAGAACCTGTTGCACCTCCACGATAAGACCAAGCAACAATACTATTGTTAGGGTCCACGGCTGCACAAATACCATCTAGGTTTGATGAAAGATCATCAAAAAAGAAATTGTCAACTTTACCATTTCCTATTGGTGTTAATTGTTGACCACCTGTTAATTTATAAAATCCATCTTGGGCCAATAAGAAAATCATATTACCAAAAGAAACAACACTTCTAGGAGAAAAAGCTCCTATGTTGTCTGCAATTTTATCGAAAGTAAAAATAAGTGGAGTTCCCACATATGACATACGATAAATAGCACGTTCAAAAAAAATAATTCCAAAACTTTCTCCACCAACGATTGCTTGAACATTTCCATGTGTACCAACAACGTCTTGATAACCTGATTGTGTTGTTTGACTAGGAGTCCATTGACTACTATTATTTAATCCTGACCATTTAACTCTTTGATTGTATGCAGTTCCACTTTCATTTGTATAACCTGCTACAACAAAATCTCTTATGACAGCTAAATATTTTGCTTTAAAAGTAGCTCTATCACTAAAAAGACTGTCAACTCCCTCTTCAAATTTTTGAATATTATCTGCATAATTGGCTGCAATTATATTTGCACCAAATTGTGTAAATGACCAAAAATCTCTTGCGTTTTCTGTGGTAGAATTACTATATCCACCTGATTTAGATTTATCTTGAAACTCTCCATTATTATCCATTTGGTATAATTTTGTAGAGTCTCCTGCATAGTTAGTTGTTCC